GACAACGCCCATCGGGATCAGGTTCTGCAAGACGGGGCCAAGGGTCTGGAGTGCCATCTGCATCTGATCGATGCGGGTCATCTTGTTGGGCTTCTTCGCGGAGCCGCTCTCGATGCGGTAGTCGAACTCGCGGGCAATGGAACCGGCGGGATCACCGGACGCAGACGAGAGGTGCATGCCCCACGCTTCAGCGCCGAGAGGGCCGAGCACCGGAGCAACGTCCTTCGGCTGCAACAACCAGCGAGCGGCCATGGCTTCCTTGCGGGCTACGGCGCTCATCCAATCTTCGACCAAATTCGCCATGTCGTCGGGCCGCACCGACATGTTCTCTTGCTTCACGCTCGCCTCGCTGGCGCTGCGCATTTGGGAGCGGGTTTGCCCATAAGCGAGTTCGGTCAGTCCGACTCTCTTGTCGAACATCTCGGTGACCGCGGCGATGATCTCCCACACATCGCGATTCACCTGCGGCATCTGAAAAACGCTTACGATGTCGCCTACGCTCTTCCCGAGAGCTTCTGATATCTCCAGCACCTTGAACCCCATCTCGCTGGGCGCGAGCAGCTGATCCTTCAGGTCTTGATCCGCAGCCTTGCTGACGCCGACGATGGTTTCGCAGCTGACGCCAATGCGGGTGGCGAGGAACGAGAGTGCGAAGTTGATGAAGCGAAGCTCACCGATGCCCGGCTTGATGTGGCTGATGGGCCACAGGCTGTTGGGCTTGGGGTGAAACGCGAGCATCTCGAACGGCCAGCCATTCGTGTCGGCCCAGTAGGGGATGGGCCACGATGCCTTCACCCGCAGGGACTGAGGCATGCCGTCCTCGTCCAGCTGCTCCTTGAGAGCTTCCGGCGGGACATTCAAGGGGAACTCGACGCCCTCGGCCACCACGATGTAGGCGTAGTCTCCGAGCGGATCAAAGATGCCGCGGTCTTCCTTCTTCGAGTCCTTGAGTCGATCCCCGAAGCCCGTCTTGCTCCAAATCTTATAGAAGGTGACGAGGTCGTTGGTCTTGCCCGTCCGCTTCTTGAAGCCCTGCTGGTAGCGGTCGTCGTGCTGGCGGGTGGCCGAGTCGTAGCTCTCTAGGTTCGGCTTGAGGTCTTCCCGCGACAGGCCGTACATGCGGGCCACCTGCTCGATGGGCAGGACGCATCGGCGTGCACACCAAGTGATCTCATCGATCACCTGCGCGTCGGGGTCGAGCAGGAGGTTGTCCACAGAGTCCATGAACGAACCCACCACGAGGGTCGGCTCGGCGGGCGGCACGTTCGGCTGCTCGACTGCTTCAGTCCACAGCACTCCAGCGCCCTTGATGATCGCCTCGTCAATCGCCTTGCGGGCGTGGTTCTTCAGGTTGTTCTCGACGGGCGTCCAGTTGAGGTACGCTTCGAGCAGCTGGCCCTGCATCTGCTTCTTCTGCTCGGCAATCTCCACCGCCTGACTCGTCTGGATGAACATCTCCACGGCGGGGTTGGGCAGAGGCTGGCCCGTCATGGGATCGATCTGCTGCGGGGCATCGGGCATGATGCCGAGCATCTGCGGGGCGATGACGGGGAACTTCCGCGGCGTGCAGGTGCGAACCGGGTTGCGGTTATAGAGGACTGCGCCCAGCAGCTTTACGGCCTCGAACACACGGTTGACGACGATCCTGAAGGCGGGGGCAGGGGCGGGTCTGCTCAACAGACTCTGCCCCTTGTTGCTGTTCTCAAAGAACCAGCGTGCCCCGCCATCGAAGAAATACATGCCTTCGCGGGCGTCTGCGTCGAAGGCAGACTTGGCACGCTTGGCGGATGCAATCTTCTTCAGCCACATGGCGGCGATAGGCCGCAGAGGAGAGTCCGGTGGGAGCCGCGACTGCTTCGGCGTTGGGTCGATGCCCTTGTCGGAAATGTCGCTGATCTCATCCATCTGGAGACTCCTCTAACCCTGTTATGGGTTCATTCCTTGTTCTTGCTGCTGCGGGCCAGATTCGCCACGATCTGCGGCATCATCCCGCCCAGCTTCTTGAGTAGGTCTGTCTCGGGATGGAACGTCCAGCAGCCGCACTGCCGCCACGCCACGTTCTCTTGAAGGCCGGGATCGCTGGCGTGCCTGACGCTCTCCTTCTCGACCAGACCGCCGAGGGACTCGGAGAAGGTCAGGACACAGATCGTCTTGACGCCGGGGCGACGACTCACCCAGCCCAGCCGCGGCTCCTTCAGGTTCAGCGGGTTGTCGTACCAGAGAACCTTGTCACCGAGGTGAACTTCCGGCGGCGTGAAATCAGACCCATTCTGCGGCTCCATTCGCTTCCTCCATTTCCTGCGAGTTCAAGTCCGACTGCGGGCCGAGATACACACAGTTGCTCGGTGGTCGGTTGCGGTTCTTCCGCTCCATGTAGCGAATTATCCACTCTGGAGTCTGTAATTCCTCGTCTTGTTTTTTGCGTGCCACATATTTCGGCTCGGCAGCGACGAGGTACTCCATGCACTGGCATGCATGCACTTCGCCCTTGGTGTTCGGTTCGTCGGAGACAATCGCAACACCGTTCACGAACTGCGTCTTCTTGCGATAGCGTTTCAGTTCGCGTTCGAGGTTCGGGCAGGAATCTCTGAGTACTCTTAGACGAGGAGTGCCGGTCGAGCGGATGTGCATGGCAGTTCGCACAGCACTCGTGCGGGACTGAATGTCGTCGCACCCGGCCATGAACCCAGCCCCCGTAGTCAGCGACCGCACGTTCTGCTTGCGTAGCTCCACCATGTACTGCTCGACCACCTGCCGACCGGAGCCGATGTCTCGGAGCCGCCCGCCTCGCATGTCGATGATCCACTGATAGAAGGTCTGCCCCCTGACCTTCTCCGCGAACTTCTCCCCGAAGAGCGTGGCGTTCGCCTGCCGGATGTAGAGTTCGTCGTAGATGAGCACCATGGAGTTGTCGGGCGGCACGGCCATGAACAGCACTGCCGTAACCTGATGACCCGGATCGACGGCGGCGTATCGCGTCCACTCGTCGGGGATGTTCGCCCCGTTGGGCAGATCACTGCGGTTGAAGCCGTGAATGGACATCGAGAAGCTGGGGTAGACGAGAACCGAGTCGGTGATGAACTCGCCTTCGGCACGCATCCGCAGAACGTCTTCCCCCTGAGCGGCCCACCGCTGGATCATCTTCTCCTTCTCGGAGTTGTCGATCCAAGCGTTGTCGAGGAAGCGGAGCGTGAACTTCCTGATGCTGGGGTTGGGATCACCGGACTCCTCGGCCCGGTCGGCACGCTCGGAAAGACCAAGCAGCGACTCCGACCGGGAGTGCGGCATGGCCGACCAGCACAGGCAGCCCTTGCGATCAGCGAGACGAGCCTGCGCTTCGGGGAGGATTTGGTCGTTACCCACGTCCTCGTCTAAATGGATTCTGTTCGCGGAATAGCCCTGCGCGGGTTCTCCCTCAGCAGAAAAGAACTGAATCCGCCACCCATTGTGCAGTTCGATATTGTTGCAGTAGTTGGCAGACTTGAGCACCCAGCTGATCGACTTGATCATCCTTGGCGGGATGAGGGGAGGGGCTGGCTTCGCGAGATGGGAACGCTCCGAGTCGGTGGCCGGGTCATAGGCACGCCAATGATTATCATGCTCGTCGCGAATGATCTTGAACGCACCGGCACGCAGGAGGTAAGGCACGCAGACAAGACCGATGTGCGTCCAGTTCCGGCCGATGATGACGAGCACGCCATCCTTCTCGGGGTACTTCTTGTACGGGTCTTGCCCCGTGACGGCCCTCGCATCCTCAACGAACGTGCAGAGGGATTTGCCGCTGCGGTTGCCGCCGATTACGAGTACTTCGGAAGCGGTGCAGGCGTGCACCTGATCCTGCAACTTCGAGGGGCGGTAGAGCTTGAGCGCCTCGATCCGACGCTCGTGGATTTCGGACTGAAGCTCCCGCAGCCGCTCCTTGGCGTAGTTACTCGTTACCGGGATGTTCGGCAAGGGCTTCACTATCCACCTCCATGCGCGGCAGGCCCGGCAGCTGGCGGGCGGGCATGTACTGCTCCACCGCCTGCTGAAGCCGGGCGTCCAGTTCGGCGTTCAGTTCCTCCTCTGACCAGAACGTGAGCGGCTTCTTCGATCCGCCCTGATCGGCGTTCGTCGTCACCAGACGAGTGATCATCTCCATGATCTTCGTCCGCTGCGGGCTGCCGGGCTTGGAGTCGAAGTAGTTCTTCATCAGCAGGTTCGAGAACCCGTTGACGCCGCCGAAGCAGTGCATGACCTGCTCCAGCAATTCCGCGGAGTGCGGGATGTCGGTGCCGCCGCGGCGGGCAGCCTTCAGCATCTCATCGACAGCAGCGTTCTCCAGCTGCTGCATCTTGCGGGAGCGGTGCTCGGCCTTGGCGTCAGCTGCCCGGCGACGAATCTTCACCACGCAAGAGAGGCACTTCTGCCGCCGCTTCTTGTAGACCGGGAAGTTGAGCGGCGTATCCTCACGCTGCTCGCCGCAGTCTTCGCAAGTCTTTTCGGTGCTCATTGCTCCTCCTCAGCAAGAAACCGCACCGGAGGGCGTCCCCCCCGGTGCGGCCCCGAGCGACCGGCACAAGCCGGTCTATTAGCGCCTACGCTGGAAACTCTGCATGCGAGGCTGGTTCTGTTGATGGTTCTGGTCGATCAGACCGCCGAGCACGCTGCCGCGAGCGATCTGCTGGCCCGAGGGATCGGAGATGGAGTAGCCATTGGCCTGACCACCACCCATCCCGGCCATCGGCTGCATGCCACCTTGGATGGCACCGGCAACCGACTGCACGCCCTGACGCTGGGCGTCGGCGGTGTAGCGGTCGGTGTCGTGGCCGTAGAACTTCTCTTCCATGGCCGCGTTCTGGAGGTTGCGCTCGTGCTGCATCTGACGGCCATCCGCCCATGCGCCCATCTGCGCCCACTCGCTCTGCGAGTCCAGCTGCTTCTCGGAACGCTGGGCGGCGGAGAGGCTGGGGTTGTTCTGCGCAGCCAGCGCATCCTTGTCCTTCTGGTTGTTCTGGATGAGCCAGTGCTGCTGCTTGGCCCACCAATCCTGTTCGAGGTCGGTGTTCACGTATCCCATGGCGTTCTCTCCTTACTTCGATTCCGGGGGTCTGAGGAGGCGGTCGGGGTCGTAGAAGGTGGCTCCGCCACTTCCGCTGTGCTTGTTGCCAAATGATTCTTGGAAAGACGAGATGCGGGCAGCTGGCAGCACCTCGTGGTCGGGCAGGTTGTAGCCACCCTTGAAGGCCCGCATGTACCGGGCAAGCTCACCGATCCGCTTGCCGGTCGCCACCGAGGACATCGGGTCGCGGAGCAGGGCGTCGGCGTGGGAAGCACGGGCTTCACCCAGCTGGGCACCGTACTTGTGGGCGAGGTCTGCCCCCGAATAGTCGTAGGAGATGTTCGAGGAGTAGTCCTGATCGGACGAAGAGCCGCCCTCCAGCTTCGCAAGGTCGCGGTATGGGTTGATGTTTGGCATACGTTCCTCAACGAAAACGGGCGGCGGGGCGACCTCCTGTCATCCCGCCGCCCGCAGGTCAGCCCTTCATGTCAGACCGACTACTTTGCGCCCAGCTTCGCGGCGGCGGTAGCGTTCTCGCTACGCAGCCCCTTGGCACGGGCCTCCAGCTTGCGAGCCTTGAAGCGGCGATAGGCCGAAGCCTTCTCGACGCGAGCCTCGTGCTTGATGCCGTGAACCTGCTTGCCGAGTTCCGCGAGGTTCTTCGCGTCCTCTTCGGCACAGGCCACAGCCGCAAACGAGACGATCAGGGCGAACAGAACAGACTTCATCGATGCACCTCTCAGGCAGGGAGCGGGACTTCGGTCGGGGTCGGAGCTTGCAGGCGAACGCGGGTTCCGACCGGCGTCTGCGTCGGGCCAGCGACCACCAGCCAGAAGACCTCCCCTTCGGGAACGTCCTTCGACAGGTACTCGTCCACGACGCCTTCGTAGCCAGCGACCGTCGTCTTTTCGCCAGCCTTGAGGTCGGCACCCGTGTCGTTGCGAACCGCCACGCAGGTCACGATCTCATTGCTGAGAACCGCACCCGTCTTGGCGTCCACATCGGTGAACGACTTCTTGGTGAGCACCTGCGAAGCGCCGGTCACTTCCGGGTCGGTCTTCTCGATGGGGTGAACCCACAGAGCGCCGAGCACCTGACCGCGACCGAAACCGGGATCGAACGTGTAGGACATGGAACTGTTCCTTGGGAGGTGTGGTCGAGATTACTCAGCGGCCACGAGCTTGAAGAAGTTACGAGGACTGACGAAACGCAGGTTGGCGAGCACCGAGGCCGTGTACTCGTATGCCTGATTGTGGTTGTTGTAGTACGGGCCTTCAGCCGTAATAAGTTGTCCCTCCATGCAGTGGAGGTACATGTTGCCCACGCTGATGCCGTAGCCGCAGCCCGTCGGGACGGCATATTCCGTCGAAATCTCGACGCCGTCCTGCTCGAACACATCGCTGAAGCCGTAGGACTTCAGGCCGTTCGTGCGGGTGACCAGCGTGCGCTCCTTCGAGTCGAGCCGGTTCATGTAGTCGATGTACATGCGACGGTCGATGATCACGAGATCGACGGCCGATTCCTTAGAATCATTTCTTTTCGTTTGGTGAACCGCCTCGCGCACCGCCTCGACGCACTGATCCTTCCAAGTCGGAGTCGCGCCCTTGAAGAACGTGCTGTTGTACGCACAGATCACCGGGGTGTAGTAGTCGTACTCGGCATCGCAGGCGACGTTGGGCCAGCTGCCCTTCTCCAGCTGCGAGCCAGCCTCGGCACCGAGTTCGGTGC